CGAAGGTGCTGGCCGAGGACGACAAGTCGCCTGAATTGCAGGCGGCCGAGCAGCAGGTCGAGGCCGTGTCGCAGCAGCTTGAGCAGGCGATGGGCCTCCTCAACAACGTGCAGTCGTCGATGGACGCGCAGGAATTGCGGATCAAGGCGTACGAAGCTGAAACCAAGCGTATCGCCGCCACGTCTGCCGGCATGTCCACCGAGCAGATACAGGACATCGTGATGGGCACCATCGCGGCAGCGGTCGAGACGGGCGACATCTCAGGCAGCCGCCCGATGATGCCGCAGATGCCGGATGACCGGGGCGCGATGGGCGCGCAAGAAGAACCAATGCCGATGGGCGCGGAACAGATGGGACCAATGGAATGAGTAACTGCGACAAGTTCATAGGCATGCTGTTTCTGGCCCGTGACGTGACGCACTCGGCGCACCTCAACACGCGGTCTTTTGCCAAGCACAAGGCGCTGGGTAAGTTTTACCCGGAGATCGTTGATCTTGCGGACAAGTTTGCCGAGATGTATCAGGGCAAGTACGGTCTGATCGGGCCGATTGCGCTGATGTCGGCGGACAAGTCCAACAATGTGCTGACGTTTCTTGAGGCGCAGGCAGAACAGATCGAGAAGACCCGGTACGACGTGGTTGACCGGGAATGTACGCCGCTTCAGAACGTCATCGACGAAATTGTCGGATTGTACTATACAACCATCTACAAACTGAAGTTCCTCGCATAAGGACGCCACCTATGGGCCTCAAAACCACTACCGTTTGTTTGGGCTACCAACAGATCACGCCGGACACCTCGACGGGTCTGACCGTTCCCGCTCTTGCACCCGATGGCTCGCAGCAGGAACCGACGTTCATCGTCGTCACCCCGGAAATCCAGAACGTCCGCTGGCGCGATGACGGCACCGCCCCGACGTCTTCGGTCGGCATGCCGGTCTATGTCGGCACGTCGCTGTTGTATGATGGCGATCTCAACAAGATCCGCTTCATCAACACGGTGGCTGGCGGCAAAGTCAATGTGAGTTACTACGCATGATCAGCATCACGGGGGTTCCGCTCAACATTGCTGGCGCAGCCTCCGCTGCGGGCTACATCATCACCGCTGACGCGATCCTTACCGAAAGCGGCACCACGCGCACGCTGTCGTCTGTTGACAACGGCAAGATCATCTACTGCACCAGCGGCTCAGCAGTGACCATCACCTGCGCCGCAGGGCTGGGCGCTGGCTTCTCCTGCACCATCATCCAGGCAGGCGCGGGCAAGGTCACGGTGGCCGCTGGCGGCCAGACGCTGGTGTCCTACTCCAGCCTGTTCAGCACAATGGGCCAGTACGCAGTCATTTCTCTCATCTGCCCTGTTGCGAATACGTTCCTCGCAGCCGGCAACCTCGGGGTCTAGTACATGGCGGTCAATCTTTCTTTCATCGGCGGGGCTGGGTGGCAGTTTTTTGACAATAACGGCGACCCTCTGTCGGGCGGAAAGATTTATACTTACGCCGCAGGCACCACCACGCCGCTGACGACCTACACGTCACGCGACGGGCTTACGCCAAACGCTAACCCGATTATTTTGGACGCGGCAGGCCGCACACCGCAACAGATTTGGTCTACGGAAGGTCTGCTATATAAATACGTTGTTTCTGATGCCAACAACGTGCAGATCCGCGTTTGGGATAATATTGGCGGCACTGTTGTCGCCAGTGATCTTAGCGTAGACCTGGCGAATACGACAGACAACGCTAAAGGCGATGCGCTTGTTGGCTTTAAACAGTCTAATTCGGCTGGTTTTCTTTCCGGCGCTGTTGCCCGCACTGTAAACACCAAGCTGCAAGAACGCATTTCCGTCAAGGATTTCGGCGCGGTCGGCAACGGAGTGGCGGACGATACGGCAGCCATTCAGGCGGCTATCAATGCCGCTATATATAACAATGACGCCACTCAAGTCACAGGCGCAAAGCAAATCGTATATATTCCGGCGGGTAGGTATCTTACCAGCGACACCATCCATTTAGGTTACGGCACCGCGTTTAACTCGATTGTAGTTGAAGGTGATGGATATGGTTACCGAGGCTCGCAAACGTCTATATTTAACGGTACGTCCATCATCGTAAACTTCTCTGATCGTCCTGCGTTTAATTTTCAGGGCGCGCGCGGCTCAGTGTTGCGAGGCGTAGGAATTGACGGATTGCTGGTAGACTATATCGACGCAAACGATATGGGCTCCAACACGCCGCCTCTAGTTGATGATACGGTAGCAGCTAACTGGAACGACCCGGCTTTGGCGGCAACGCAAGACAGCCGGTACTGTCCGTATGCGGCTATTACTGTAGACGCCTATTCAGGTGTTAGACCTGCCGTCTCCTATCCGAACGTAACATACCCGGCATTTCTCGGCGCTGTTGCGCAGTACGGCAAAAATTTCTCGTCGGATGTGCTGATCGAAGACGTGTACGTTCAGGGGTTCACTGTAGCGGTTGCCAATCAGCCGTGTGACGCAGACGGTAATGGCGACTTCACTCTGCTTCGCCGGTGCTATTTTGAGAAGTGTAAGTGGGGCGTATCAGTCGGTAACACGCAATCACGCAATGTGCGCCTTGAAGCAGTAAAAATTTCTCGCATGTACGCGGCGTTGACTAATAATAAGCATGGCAAACAACTCGGAACTTTTCAGGGTGAAATTGCCGACATGTCTGTTTTCGGCGCTATTAACTTGTTTGAGTTTGGCGGTTTTTACGCAGCGCCAATAACCTTTACTAATCTTTACGCCGAAAGCATATGGCGTATTGGTACGCAGACTGCAAGCAGCGCAAACGAATTGGCGTTTGTGTTTAATACCTGTAGCTTCTTGTTCACCAACCAAATCAACGAGCGCGGAATTCCAGCTACTGTTTTGGGTACGGCCGGAAATGTAGGCAGCTTTGTGTTTAACGGTTGTTATTTTTCTGGCTATCCTTCTGTTGTGTCGTTTAATTATTTTGGTTTGTCGTTCGTCGGGGGAACACATTTTAGAAACGAAAGCCCCGTAGAACTGTATGAAAAATTTGCCCACAACGCTACATGCGGAGGGCTTGTTACATCTCAATTGCGAAATCTTGAGGTTTCTGACCTTCGGTCTACATTCTATAATTTAGACACCGGGGCGGTAGAGGCCGTAACTGCGCGCACTGCTTTGTGGCGCCGTGGCAGCCGAAAGAACTGCATTCCGTACTACGCGGCGAACATAGGCGCGCAGGACGAACAGTTTGATAGCTTTACTTGCGATGGCGCGTATTTTGCTACCGCCATACCAAAGTCTGCGTTTTCTTCCTTAACGCTGGTCAACAAAACGCTAACAGGAACTTTTACGGCGCGCGCGGACTGGGAGTTTATGAACCAAGGCCCGCTTCCTGGCGACGTTTTGTGGGACGATCAGACGGCCATGGTGTTTTTTGTGCGGTCACGCACAGGAACCACCTTTATTGCAGAGGCCCAAAACAACTACAAAGACGACGGCGCGGGCGGTTTTATTACGTTAACGGCGTTCTCGACGTCAACTGGCAACCTATATTGCCGCAACGCGCGTCTGTACACCCCGATTTACTATCTGCGCGGTGACACCACAGCAGGCAACGTTACTATTACAAACGTGGCCCGCGATGATGGTTTTGCTGCTTGGTTTGACGCACAGATAGCTGTTGGCGATGCCTTTGCAATCCTTGGAACGCAAGATAATTGGCTATCAGCAGCCAATCCGTTTATTGCTGCGCGAGATCAATCTGTCCCGTCTATTACGCTAGTGTCTGCTACCGGATTGAGAACGCAGGTAAGAAAGCGTTTTGACCTGCTTATTCGTCTGCCCCCGCCAAACGTGTAGAGTGAGATTATGCTGACCCCAGGATATTCTTTAACGGCGACGGAACGCATTCTTCCGTCTATGGCACTAGATTTTACGACGGGTGTACTTGACCCTCGCATAACTTTTACTCGCGCTTTGGACACTGCTACCCGTACTAACGCCAGTGGTTTGATTGAAGTTGTTAACGCCAATCTTCCCCGGTTTGATTACGACCCCGTCACGCTTGCGCCACGCGGATTGTTGATTGAAGCCTCTCTCGCAAACTTATTCCTGCGATCAAATGGGTTTTCAACTACAGTAACATGGCTCGGTCAACCCACGGTAGGAACGGCCGTAGCCGCGTCTGGTACAAGCCCCGACGGAACAAACAATGCGTTTCTTTATATTCCTTCAACTGGCGCGGTAAGTCACGATATTCAACAAATAGTTACCGCTTCGGCTGTGACATACACCATGAGCCTTTACGCAAAACCCGGCGGATATGACTTCCTTTACATGGGCTATTTTGACGGTGTTGCAGACCGCCAAGCCTATTTCAATGTGTCAACGGGCGCCGTTTCTAGTTCAAGCGGCTCACCCTCGCCTGTAATAACTCCTGCTGGTAATGGGTGGTATCGCTGTTCCATCACTTTTACGGGGGCGGTAGGAAGGAATAGCTTCGGTTTTTGCGGCGTTCCTAGTAATGGAGGACGATCAACACCAGGCAACGGCACATCTGGCGTTTTAATCTATGGCGCGCAACTCGAAGCAGGCACAACGCCATCCAGTTATATCCCGACTACAACGACTAGCCTGACGCGAAATAATGACGTTGCCGTAATGACGGGCACTAATTTTTCATCGTGGTATAGTGCTACGCAAGGAACTTTTGTTTGCACAGGTCGTACGTACGCTCCCGCAGACGGTCGAACTTTATTCGACGCAAGATTTGGCGGCGCGGCCCAAAACGTCATTACCCTATACCAGAGCGCCGGTACGCCAGTTATGTTGGTGGCAAGCGGAGGAGCAACGCAAGCTTTGATCGCGCCTTCCGGGTCTGTTTCTGCCAATACGACCTTTAAACTATGCGGCGCACTAAAACAAAACGATTTTGCGGCGTCTTTAAACGGCGGCGCTATTTCAACGGATACGGCTGGGCTTATGCCCGTCGGACTAGACCGTTGCTGGATTGGTTGCGCTGTGGGCGCCGCAAATTTTTTAAACGGCCACGTAGAAAAAATTTCGTACTGGTCGCAACGTATTACAAACGCCGAAATCTTAGCGTTTTCTAAACTTTGACTGCCGTAACAAATCGTGTTACATAATCTCAACCCTACTGGCAGGGTACGCCAGGAACCGAAAGGTGAATAGATGATCGAGAACGAACTAGCGGGTGCGCCCGCGCCGGAACAGGCTCCCACGGCTGAACCTGTTGCCGCTACAGATACACCGCCGGAACCGACGCCAACGGAAGCATCCAAAACCTTCACTCAGGAAGAATTGGACGCAATCGTCGGCAAACGTCTCGCAAGAGAACAACGGAAATGGGAGCGCGAGCAGGCGCAGAAGGCCAAGTCCCAGCCCGTTCCGACGGAACCGCTGAAAGCTGACGACTTCGCCGATGCACCATCCTACGCCGACGCCCTTGCCGAACGCAAAGCCCAGGAACTCTTGGCAAAGCGCGACGCAGAGGCTGAACGCCAGGCTACGCTCGATGCCTATCACGACCGTGAAGAGGAAGCGCGGAACAAGTACGACGACTTTGAACAGGTCGCCTACAACCCCAAGCTGCCCGTCACGGAAACGATGGCGCAGACCATTCAGGCTTCGGATAACGGTCCCGATGTAATCTACTACCTCGGATCCAACCCCAAGGAAGCCGAACGGATTGCGCGCCTATCACCGCTCTTGCAGGCACGGGAAATCGGAAAGATTGAAGCCAAACTCGGCGACAATCCACCGGCCAAGAAAACTTCCACCGCCCCGGCACCGATTGCTCCGGTCACGGCCCGCACCTCTGGTGCGCCTGCATACGACACCACCGACCCACGGTCTGTAAAGGCCATGTCAACGTCGGATTGGATCGAAGCGGAACGGCTGCGCCAGATCAAGAAGTACGAGGCTAACCGCAGACGTTAGTCCATAGGACATAGACATCATGGCTAATAGCCTTCTTACCATCGACATGATCACCCGCAAGGCCCTCGAAATCCTTGAGAACAACCTGGTGATCACCCGCAACGTGAACCGTCAGTACGACGACAGCTTTGCTGTCGAAGGCGCCAAGATCGGTTCGACCCTCCGCATCCGTCTGCCCGACCGCGCTCTGGTCACCGACGGTGCAGCCCTTCAGGTTCAGGACGACAACGAGCAGTTCACCACGCTCTCTGTCAACAACCAGAAGCACATCGGCGTGAACTTCACGTCGGCCGAACTGACCATGCAGCTTGACGATTTCGCGGATCGTGTTCTGAAGCCGCGTATTTCGCAGCTTGCATCGTCCATCGATGCTGACGTTGCCAGCGCCTACAAGGGCATCTACTCCTCCGTCGGCACCCCCGGCACGACCCCGGCCACTTCGCTCGTCCTGCTTCAGGGCCAGCAGAAGCTGAACGAGTTCGCCGCCATGATGCCGAGCCGCTACGCGACCGTGAACCCGGCCGCCAACGCTGGCCTCGTCGAAGGCATGAAGGGCCTCTTCAACCCCGTTGACACGATCTCCCGCCAGTTCAAGAACGGCATGATGGGCGAAGGTGTTCTCGGCTACGAAGAGATCAACATGTCGCAGTCGATCCAGCAGCACACCACGGGCAGCCGTACCGGCACCATCACGGTGGACGGCACGATGTCGGTTGAAGGCACGTCGAAGATCACGTTGAACGGCACCACGGGTAACACCCTCACTGTCGGCGACGTCTTCACGATTGCCAACGTGTACGCGGTCAACCCGCAGACCCGTCAGTCGACTGGCTCGCTCCAACAGTTTGTTGTCACTGCGGCTAACACCGCTGCTGCCAGCAAGTTCACGGACGTCAGCATCAGCCCGGCGATCTACACCCCTGCGAACGCTCTGGCCACGGTCAACAGCTTCCCGCAGAACCTCGCTGCCGTGACGTTCGTCGGCGCTGCCTCGACGATCTACCCGCAAAACCTGATCTACCACAAGGACGCTATCTCGTTTGCCACGGCCGATCTTCTTCTGCCGCAGGGTGTCGATATGGCTTCTCGCCAGGTTCACAATGGCATCTCGATGCGAATTGTGCGCCAGTACGACATCAACAATGACCGCCTGCCGTGCCGTATTGACGTGCTGTATGGCTACTCGGTCATCCGCGCCCCGATGGCTTGCCGTCTCTGGGGTTAACAGGTTAAAGATAGGAGAATACGACAATGGCTATTCCTAGCGTAGGCGGCGGTTATCAGTTCAACGACGGCAATCTTAACGAAGTTAAGATCTCCGTCGCTGCGGCCCCCGCAACTGCCGTAGACAGCGCGACGCTGACTTCGGCTCAGTTGATCAACGGCATCATCCTCGGCTCCCCGACGACCACGGCGGCGTACACGCTGCCGCTGGCCTCGGACCTTGACGCGGTGTTGACCAACTCCAAGGTCGGCTCGACCTTCGACTTCCGCGTGATCAATGTCACCGGCTCTGGCGTCATCACCATGACGACCAACACCGGCTGGACCATTGGCTCAAGCGGTTCTCAGGGTCTGATGACCGTCGCGGCCACGGCCGGTACGGTGCGCAGCTTCCGCGCCCGTCGTCTGGGCGACAGCTCTTGGGCACTGTACGCGATCTCGTAAGTAACACGACCCCCGCTTCGGCGGGGGTCTAACTCATCAAGGAGAACAACATGCCCAATACGAAGCCTGTTGGTGTTGCCTACGAGGACCCGTACCTCGACGGCGCCACCATCGTTAACCCGGTCTACTCGGCCAAGGGTGCAGCCCTGACGACGCAGTTGACGTCGATCACCTCGACGGCTCCCGGTACGCCGGATTACGCCATTCAGGACTTGACCTCCACGACGCCTTTTGGCTTTGTGACCAAGGACGAAGGCAATTCGGTGCTGGCCGTCATCGCCAACCTTCAGACGCGCGTTGCGCAGCTTGAAAGTCGGCTTCAGGCGCTGAGCCTCATCGCGTAATTAAACAGGCGGTTTTCGGACCGCCTGTTCTTCACAAGGGAAAACCATGGCTGAAATTTACCTGATGCACTACCGTCATGGCATCAAGATTGCCACGATGGAACTGGAAGCGCAGTACGACGAACAGAACGGCTGGGTGCGTTTCGACCCGGACGAAATGGTCGCTGAAGCCCCGGCCGACGACTTGCCAGAATTGACGGCTGAAGCTAACGTGATGGCCGAGGCTCCGCGCCGTCGCGGCCGCCCCCGGAAGGACGACTAGCATGACGACAACTGCCGACATCATTTACGGTTCCTTGCGGCTCATTGGTCAGTTGGCGGAAGGCGAAGTCCCTTCCTCCGAAACCGCCCAAGACGCGCTGAACGCCATGAACCAGATGATCGACAGTTGGAATACCGAACGTCTGGCAGTTTTCTCAACCCAAGATCAAGTTGTTACGTGGCCGCCAGGGTCGCGCTCGCGCACTATGGGGCCGACAGGCGACATCGTCGCCCTACGCCCCGTTCTGGTGGACGACGCTTCCTATTTCCGCGACCCGTCAAGCGGCATCTCGTTTGGCCTCAAGCTGATCAACCAGCAGCAATACAACGGCATCGCCGTCAAGACCGTGACCAGCACCTATCCGCAGGTGATGTGGGTCAACATGACGTACCCGAACATCGAAATGTACGTCTACCCGGTGCCGACGAAGGTTCTTGAGTTCCACATCGTGTCGGTGCAGGAGTTAACGCAACCGGCTAATCTTGCAACTACTCTGGCTTTCCCACCCGGTTACCTGCGCGCGTTCCGGTACAATTTGGCCTGCGAATTGGCCCCGGAGTTTGGCGTGGAACCGTCCCGGCAGGTGCAGCGCATCGCCATGACGTCCAAGCGCAACCTGAAGCGCATCAACAACCCCGACGACATCATGGCGCTGCCCTACAGCCTTGTTGCGACGCGCCAAAGGTTCAACGTGTTTGCCGGTAACTATTGATGAAAACACCGATACTAGGATCCGCGTATGTCGCCCGCAGCGTCAACGCGGCCGACAGCCAGATGATCAACCTGTTCCCGGAGATGGTGCCGGAAGCAGGCAAGGAACCTGCGTTTCTCCAGCGCTGTCCGGGGCTGAACTTGAAGGTCAACGTCGGCACCGGCCCCATTCGCGGCATGTGGTGGCACAGCGTCTACCTGTACGTCGTGTCGGGCGACACCTTCTACCAGATCACCTCCTCTTGGGTGGCAACCGCCAAGGGCACAGTCAGCGGCACCGGCCCGGTCAGCATGGCCGACAACGGCACGCAGATCATGATTGCGGCCAGCCCAGACGGTTACATCTACAACACCAGCACGGGCGTCTTTGCGCAGATCACTGACCCGGACTTTCCCGGCGCGTCGCTTGTGGACTATCTGGACGGCTATTTCGTGTTCATCGAACCCAACAGCCAGCGTATCTGGGTGACGGCGTTGCTGGACGGCACCAGCATCGACCCGCTGGACTTTGTCAGCGCAGAAGGCGACCCTGACAACATTGTCAGCATGATCGTCGATCACCGCGAGGTCTGGCTGTTTGGTGAAAACTCGACGGAAGTCTGGTACAACGCCGGGCTGTCGGATTTCCCGCTGGTCCGCATTCAGGGCGCGTTCAACGAACTAGGCTGCGCGGCGCGGTACAGCACCGCCAAGATGAACAACCAGGTCTACTGGCTGGGCAAAGACGACCGTGGCCGTGGTATCGTCTACGCCGCCAATGGTTACCAAGGCCAGCGCATCTCGACCCACGCTATCGAGTGGCAGATCCAGCAGTACAGCACGCTCACCGACGCCATCGGCTACACCTACCAGCAGGATGGCCACTCTTTCTACGTGCTGGTGTTCCCGACTGCTGGCAAAACGTGGGTCTATGACGCCGCGACGGGGGCTTGGCATGAGCGGGCGGGCTGGAGCAATGGGTCGTGGGTGCGCCAGCGACCGACGGCGCAGATCTCCTACCAAGACCAAGTGCTGGTGGGCGACTACCAGAACGGCAACATCTACGCCTACGACCTTGACGTCTACACCGACAACGGCGCCCCGCAGCGCTGGCTGCGGTCGTGGCGCGCCCTGCCGACGGGACAGAACGACCTGATGCGTACCGCACAGCATGCGCTCCAGTTGGACTGCCAGACCGGCGTCGGCTTGGTCACCGGGCAGGGCAGCGACCCGGAGGTCATGCTGCGCTGGTCGGACGACGGCGGCCACACCTGGTCGAACGAACACTGGCGCAAGATGGGTAAAATCGGTCAGTACGGCTTTCGCACCTACTGGCAACGGTTGGGCATGACCATGAAGTTGCGCGACCGCGTCTACGAGATCAGCGGCACCGACCCGGTCAAGATTGCCATCATGGGCGCCGAGTTGCAGGTGAGCCGGACCAATGCCTAACATCACCAACATCACCCCGCCTCGCGTCCCGCTGACGGACCCGCGCACGGGGCTGATTGCGCGTGAGTGGTATCTGTTCCTGCTGAGCCTGTTCAACCAGACGGGCGGCAGCGTTGTGTCCTTGGAAGACGTCCAGAAAGGGCCGCCAGCGCAGGACATCGACCTGTCGGCACTGCTGGCGCAGGCGTCCCTGAACGCCGAGAGTTCGTCAGCGCTCCTGTCGCAGTACGCCCAGCTTGCCACCGACGTGCAGGCGCTGGCTTTAAGGCCGGCCGACACGCCGCAACTTGAGCGGCTGCGCTACGGGTCGTTCTACGACACGACGGACCAGACGGCAGCGGTCATCAACACGGCCTACGCCATGACGTTCAATTCGACGGACCTGTCTCAGGGGGTCTACCTCGGGTCGCCGACGTCGCGGGTGTACGTGGACACGCACAACGTCTACAACATCCAGTTCTCGGCGCAGTTGGTCAACACTGCTGGTGGCACGCACAACACGTGGATCTGGCTGCGCAAAAACGGCACAAACGTGGCAAACTCGGCCACGACGTTGCGTCTTCAGGGCAACAACGCCGAGGAAGTCGCTGCGTGGAACTTCCTGCTCGACATGAACGCGGGCGACTATTTCGAACTTATGTGGGAGGTGTCGGACTTGGCCGTGTCGCTGTTAGCCGACCCCGCGTCTGCTGTCCATCCCGCCATTCCGTCCATCATCCTCACCGTCACCGACAATATCAGTTCGTAGGAGGTCAAAGTGACCGTCACTGTTACAGTCCTTGTTCCGGCGCAGACCGCCAACAACACGCAGTCCACGGTGTACACCGCGACAGGCGTCACGGCGATCATCGACAAGTTCACCGCCACCAACTACAGCGGGACCGCCGCGACGATCAGCGTGAACCTGGTCACGAGCGGTGGCACGGCGGGTAACAACGATTTGATCGTCAAGACCAAGACGTTGCAGGCTTCGGAGACGTACACCTTCCCCGAACTGGTCGGGCATGTGCTGCGACCGTCCGGGTTTATCTCGACCCTTGCGGGCACGGCGAGCGCCATCAACATCCGGGTGTCCGGCCGTGAGGTGACGTAGTGGACGAGGCAACGCAATCCCTGATTGTCCACTTTGAGAACTTGGATCTGCCGCCCGAAGCGGCAGGCTGGCTCATGGACATCTGGCGCATGATCCAGATGCTGGACGACGTGGCGGACGGCGACGCCATACCCCGGCCTGATTTGGACGCGGCGATCTGGACGTCGCTGGTCACTATGCCGGCCAATCCGTTTTATATTGCCAATTTTCAGGCTTTGCAGACCGGACTGGCGCTGCTGGTGATGAAGTGGAAGGCGTCGGACGACGCCGAACGCGCCGGTCAGGCGGACGCCCGGTCCTTCATCTGGCGCGCTGGGTATTATGATTTGGTGCTATTAGTTGTCCTTTTGACGAAGGGCCACGCAACTGCTATGAAAGACGCCGTAAAGGTCATGCACTTGTACGGCGAACCGCTGGACGTTTACCTGAAGGAGTTTTCGTTATGCCCGACCCAGTATCAGGTGTAATCGCCGGTTCTGCGATTATAGGCGCTGGCGCAAGCATTTTTGGTGGCAACAAAGCGGCCGACGAGCAAAAGAAGGCCTCCAAGAAGGCCGCCAAGTTGCAGAAACAAGCCTTGGCGCAACAATTGGCGCTTACCAAGCCCTACGTCGAGGCGGGCACAAACGCGCTGGCCGAGTACCAGAAGATGGCCCCATACAAAGATTTCGGCATGGCCGAGTTCCAGGCTGATCCGGGGTACAATTTCCGCATGGCGGAAGGCATGAAGGCTTTGGAACGGTCGGCAGCGGCGCGCGGTCTGCTTCAGTCGGGTGGCACGCTCAAGGGCATCCAGCAGTACGGCCAGAACCTCGCTAGTTCCGAATACGAGAACGCTTTCAGCCGCTATCTCACCCAGCGCGAGGCGCGCATGAACCCATACGCATACCTGACCGGCATCGGCCAGGCTGCCGCAGCGGGGCAGGCCGCCAATGTCGGGTCGTCCGGCGCGGCACTTGCCGAGATTGCCGCGCAGCGCGGCAACGCTAGCGCCGCGCAGGCGGCGGGTATGGGGGGCGCCATCGGTAATGCGTTCACTTCAGCCGGCCAAGGCATCGGCAGCTATTACGCCAATGAGCCCTACCTTAACTATCTGAGTTCCATCACGCCGGGGATGAACTCACCGCGATACACCAGCACAACTTTTGGCGGACCAAAGTAAGGTGAACTATGCCGATTGATCCAAGCATTGTCAGCAACGCCTTCGCTAACGTGTCCATGCCGGATATGAACGCGCTCATGCAGCAGCGCGCGCAGGGCGCGCAGAACATCTACCAGATCGAACGGCAACGGCAGGCGGATGCCGCTTCCGAGCAGGAAGCCATGCAAGCCCAAACGCTTCAGGCGTTGTCGCCTGCGGTCGCCGCAGCTTTTGAAGACCCCAGCGACGCCGGTCTGGACGCGGCGTTCAGCCTGGTGCCGGAAGAGTTCGGCGAAGCGGCTGACGCGCAGTTAGCGAAGTTGCGTAGCATTCCCGACGTTAACCGCCGCAAGGCCGTGATCCGCAGCGCCCTGCTACAGGACGATTATGGCCGCGCGTTGCTGGCCCAGCTTGAGCCCACCGCCAACATGCGCCTTCAGGAAGCGACGGCTGGCCGCCGCGCGGCGCTGGATGAGCGTCGTTTGGCGCTAGAAGAGGCCAGGCTGGCGGCCGAAGCTGAAGGCGGCGGTGTGTCGCCCGACGTCGCTGCGCGGCTTGAATTTGAGCGCGAAAAGCAGGCTGCGGAAGCCGCGAAGGGAACTGCTGAAGAGGTCAAGAAGCGTTTGGCCGAAGACAAGCGCAACAAGGACATTGCGTTTGCGGTCAAGGAAGTTGAGGCGGCGGCCGCAGAGAATGGCCTGCTTGATCAGGCAACAGGTAGTCTTTTTGGCAACCTCATTAGAGATACCGCTGCGTCATTGGTTGGTTATGGTACGGAAGGCGCGATTGCCAACGCCAAGATGAAACCGATTGCCGATTTGGTGTTGAAGTTAGTTCCGCGTTTTGAGGGGCCACAGTCCGACAAGGACACGCAGTCTTACCGCGACGCCGCTGGCGACTTGGCGAACCCCAACTTGCCGGCTAGCGTTAAAAAGGCGGCGGCCGCCCAAATTGTCGGCCTACTCAAGAAATATTCAGGTCAGTTTGAGTACGCGCCGGATCAAGGCGTTGCTGACGGCGGCATTAGTGAAGGTACAACAGCCACCAACCCGCAGACCGGCGAACGTATTATTTACAGGGATGGTCAATGGCAGCCCCTCTAAACAAACTTCCGTCGGGATTTATTCTTGACGAACCGGATAGCTCAGGGCTTCCGCCGGGGTTTGCGTTGGATACCCCCGCTGCCCCGACGCTTGGCGAGCAGGCCGCCGATTTCGGGCGCGGCGTGCTGCGCGGCGCGTCCTCGACTGCCGACATTATTGCGGAAGGCGTGCCGGGCACGCTCGCCATGATTGCGTACCCGTTCCAGCGCGCGGCGGGCTATCTGACCGGCCAGACCGCCGAGGACGTGGCGGCTAGTCAGGAGCGCGTGCTGGGTACGGTAGCGCAGCCGATTGGCCGCATGACGGGCGTTGCCGAGACGCCAGGCTACCAAGAGAACGCGCTGCGGGAGGGCATCACCTACATCGCCAACAACATGGACAAGGGCGCCGACTTCCTGTCCAAGGCCACTGGTCTGCCCAAGTCCGACGTCACCAACATGATGCAGGTCGTGCTGTCTGCAACCCCTGCCAAGGTGCCGGGCGGCAAGACCGCGCGCAAGGTCACCACCGCGACCATCAACAAGATGCGCGACGTGATCGACCCCAAGACCAAGTTCTACATGGACATCGCGGAAGGCAAGGGGTCGGCACTGGTCGCCGCCGCTCGCTCACCGCAAGCCGAGATCATCCCCGGCGTGCGTCCGACCTTTGCGCAGGCGACCGCCGACGTGGGTCTGCCGCGTGTGGCCGCCGTAGGCGAGCAGGCCGCGAAGATCCAGCCGACCGAAGCGATTGTGCGGCGGGACGTGCAGGAAGCCGGGCGCGTCGGTGAACTGAAGAAGATCGAGCAGACGCCGCAAGCCCGTAAAACGGCAGTAAAAGCCAGAGAGCGTACATCGGAACCGCTTTATCTTCGCGCGGAAAAAGCCGGAAATGTTGTCGATGTTACGCCGACACTTGCTTACCTAGAAAAACTTATCGACGAGAACCCCGGCAATCCTGAATTGCTCGCTGAGTTGCGTCGGATTGGTAAGGGGTTGACGGATGAGTATGGCAACGCGCGCGTTAACGCCAAGGAAATCTCGTCGGCCTTAGACGGCATCAAAACGGCGATAGGCAAAGAAGAGAACAAAAATATTAAAGGTCAATTGACCACTATTAAAGACCAGATTGTTAAAGCCATTCCTGCCATGAAGCAGGCGCAAACGGCTTTTCGTAAAGGCTCCAAACCCATCAACCAGATGGACGTCGGCAAGTTCCTGCGCGAGAAACTGGAAAGCCCCGTGCCTGAAGGCACCCAGCGGGCTGGCGTGTTCGCGCAAGCGGTGCGGGAAGCCCCGCAGACTATCAAGCGGGCGCTTAGTGGGCAACCGCGCTACAAAGAGCTGACCGAGGTGTTATCTCCAACGCAGAAGGCCAGCGTTGATGCCGTGCTGATGGACCTGTCCCGCGACGCGCGCGTCAAGGAACTGGCGCAGCTAGGCAGCGAGGCGGCGCCTAAACTGCGCGAGCCCGCCGGGAAGGCAACACTGCCGCCGTTGCTGAACCGTCTGGCCACCATCGCCAACGAAATCGTCCGCCGGCTGGAAGGCAAAGTCAACGAGAAGCTGGCGTTGGAGATTGCGTCGGAGTTTCTGGACGCCGACCGGGCCGCCGCCGCGCTGGAGACAGCCATGGCGCGGTCTGGCCGTCGCGCTGGATCGGCCCCTACACGGCGTCCGGGTGGCCCTGTGTCGCGTATTGTCAAGCGGGCGCCTGTCGTCACCGCGCCGAACACAATGACGGAAGAAAACCGCAACGCGATGTCGAGGTGACACGGTGGACTACCAGGTGCTTTTCAACCTCGCAGTGGGGGCTGTCAGTGTTACGGGAGGGTGGGTCTTGAGCCGGGTGTACCACAGTCTGGACCGTCTCGACGAAGACGTGCGGAAGATCCCGATGAACTACGTTCAGAAGGATGACTTCAAGTCGGCCGTTGCGGACATCAAGAACGACATCCGTACCGGCTTCGCCCAGGTGGACCGCACGCTGAACAGTCTCTTCGACCGCGTCAACGAGAAGGCCGACAAGTCGTGAAAGTCAACGCCGCAGGTCTGGACTTGATCAAGAGCTTTGAGGGCCTTCGCCTGAAAACGTACAAGTGCAGCGCGGGCGTGGACACCATCGGCTACGGCCACACGTCGGCAGCCGGTGCTCCCGTTGTCAAGGCGGGCATGACGATCACGGCCGCCGAGGCCGAGAAGATACTGGCCCGCGACTT